TTAGAGTTTAAATCTCCGATCTCTGTAGCAAAAAGCATATCAGTATACGGCAAGCCTGCCATTTTAGCTTTCAGTTCGTTTACTGTCCAAGCTGTTGTTAATTCAGCTACACAATAATTTTGATTAACTTTCAAAGGAACAACAGACAAGATGTCTTGTGTTAGTGTTGCGCCTCCCAGAGGGTTACGACCGCAACCTGCTCCGTTCTGAATAACCACGTCAGTATCTAGCAATTGAATTGCTTGTGATCCTTTCGCTGTCGGGTCGAATGCACCAAATTGAGTTAATAGCGCAATGGTTTTAGCGCCTAATACAGACTTAGTAATAAAGTCCCTGTTTTGCTGATCGGTATAGGCCGGAAGACCTGCGATATTATAAGCCATGTTAATTTATTTTAAAAGTTTATTATTCTGGTTGTGGTGTGAAAAATGCGTTTGCTACTGCTGAAAAATTAGCAGCCTGATCTTTTTTAGCTTCTTCTTTAGGTAATGTAGTAGGCACTTCTACTGAAATTTCCGATAGAGTTTCAATGACCTTTCCTACTTCTGCAAGTTGAGTATTAAACACTGTTAATTCTTCTTTAGTAGGGTATTTTGAAAGGTCAACAGGTTCCGCTTTTTCAAGAACATCTAGGCGGGCAAGCAAAGCATCAAAAACCTCTTTTGTTACAGAGATCGGAGATTTAAACTCTAAAAAAGTAGCACTTAAATTGGAGCAAATGATTTGGAGTGGTGACACTACAAGTGCCGATTTGTCGTTAAAACAAATTGATGGTTTCATCAAAAAAATCAAAGCAGGTACTGGCTTAAGTGCGTACATCAATTTAAACCCTAGTGCTCAAGTCGGCTTAGGTTCTGACGTTGCGGCATTGCTTTTAAATGCAGTATTAGCTATGCCATCTGTTGTGAAACAAGAGGCTGACTTCAGAGTATTAATCGGAGAGGACGTAGAGGAATTGTATTTGGCACAAATGGCTGCTAAAAACCTTTATTTCCCTGCCGGAGCGGGTATAATTTTTGGTTCTGCTAAAAAATACGAAGTTGTTACAGGGCTGAATGGCACTAGTATCATTGTCGCTGCAAGAGTTTCACGCTTACGTGCAGGTGGTGAAATGACAGCCGCAACTTTCAAAAAACAATACTCTATTGAAACAGAGCAAACTTACTTTGACTCTCATTTCTCTTTAGGTGTTGTTCCGGTATACCGTGAGGAAATCGGCCTTGGTGATTATCAACCCGCTGTTGCACCGTAATTAAATAGAGCGCTCCAAGGCGGGGCGCTCTTATTCTTTAAAATTCATTAAATAAAATATTAAAAACTATGCCAGCTTGTAAAACACTCACAGCGTACCAACGTCAATGCGGAAGAAACGCAAGAGCGGGTATCAATCCAGACGTTTACGCCATTGCCTATGATGATCTTATCTTGGTTACAGGATCAACTGAAAAATATACGGAGTCCGTTACGGGCCTTGTGACTGCTATCGGTATGAATACTGTAGCCCCCCTAGTTAAGTTTGTTAAGATCGGAACTGTAGTAAATCAGGGTGCTTTAACGGAGGCTTTTACAGCTAACGAAAACGGCACTTTTGACATTGTTAAAACTCTTGCTGTTGCTATTAACAACATAGGAACTATAGAGGGTAGAAATCTAGCTGATTCTTTTATCGGTCAACCTGTTGCATTCTTAGTTAAACTTAACTCTGGTGCTTGGGTTGCTTTAGGTTTAAATGGTCAATTCCAAATGTCTACCACTGAAGGCGGAGCAGATGGAACTAGCAACGGTAGGACTATTACCTTCTCTGGTTCTGATTCTGTTTTTGTACAAATTGTTGATCCCACAATTGTAGCCGGTTATTTAGCTGCTTAATATCTCTTCATATCTGTGTTTCCCTCAAAGCTTCCGTGTAATGCGGAGGCTTTTTGTATATAAAACATAATATATTAATTATATGATACTGATAAACCGGAGCAAGCAAATACAGGAGATTGTAGTTACGTTAAACGGGGTAGTTAATAACCCTATTCTGTCTGTCCATAACGACGCAACAAGAGAGAGAGTCGATATAGCTTTAGGTGAAAATGTAAGCACACATCAGGATCGATATGACTGGTTTAGAGTTTCAACCATTCTCTTTGATGATATGGAGTCGGGTTATTATAACTATACCATAGGTGATTATCTAAGCGGAAAGTTATTTATAACGGCCAGAGTCAAACAACAAAGTATCTCCGTGCCTTCAAAAAATGTTAATACACCTGTATACACTAAGAAATAATGAGTAAAAAGAAAGAGCTAGAAATTGACTTAGAAACTGTAGTTGGCAGTTTTGCCAGAACGGTAACGCCACTACCATTAGAAAGAGAACAAAACGGCAACGGAAATATGGTTATTTGGGGTGACGACAACCTGTATCCTAACTTTCTTATGGAACTTTACGAAAACGTACCTCTTCATGCTTCTATTGTCAATTCTAAAGTGGACTACCTGATAGGAGACGGTATGGTAGAAAAAGCTACAGGCAAACCGCTTTCTAGTCGTGTTTCTGAAGCCGAAACTAATGACGAATACGCTAATAAGCTAGCTTATGATATTATCACTTTTGGATGGATCGTTATAGCTGTGCAATACAATGTATTCGGAAAACCTACAGGAAAAACTTATCATGTTCCAGGCAACAAAGTAAGAACCAATAAAAGCAAATCTAGATTTTGGATGTGTGAAGATTGGTACAGAGATAGCATGAATGCGCTGTCTTATGACGTGTTTAAAAAAGGCATAAGCGAAGGGGGTAAAACAAAATACTATATGTACAAACCTTATACCCCATCAGTACAGAACGTTTACCCTTCCATACGCTATGGCTCTTCTATAGTAAACATGGTCACCGAAAGATTGATAAATGACTTCGGTAAAAACAACCTAGAGGACGGTTTTAGCGCCGCTCACATTATCAGCTTTTTTAAAGGTATGGGTACGACTGACGCAGGAAAGAAATTCTCGGATAAGGTTAAGTTAGCTTATAGCGGTGTTAGTGGTCAAAAATATATTATTGACTTCAATAATCCTCCGACAGAAGGTATGCCTGCGGCACCTGTCAAGGTGGAGACTATAGAAAGCCCTGACTACTCTGCTAAATTGGATGGGGTTAACAAAAAGAATGAGACAAATATTCTAGCCTCACATCAAGCGCCTAGTAGAGCTTTATTTGCTATAGAGCAGGCGGCAGGTTTGAACGGCAACGATTTGGAGACTGCGTACGCTATTTTTAAAAGCGTTTGGGTGCGTAACTTCAGAAACAACTTAGAGTCTGGTATAAACGCACTAAGGCTATCTATAGGGTTAAGCGAGATCGAATTTAAAGATCGTGGCTTTATTATCCCTAAAAACTTAGCCGATACCACCAAAGAGAAAGTTTACACCATCAATGAGTTAAGAGAGATCGACAACAAACCGCCACGACCTGACGGAGATAAATACCTGACTATCGCAGCGCCAATTCCTGTTTCTGGTAGTGGATTTGCATCATTCTCTAATACTCAATCTCAAGGCAGAATTTTGACTGAAGATGATTTTGAACAGGTGAAGGAATTAGGTGTTTCAAAAAGTGAGTTTTCGGTGTTAGACGAAACATCAGAACAGGATTTTCGTAAAATAGAATTACTGTTTGATGATGCGTCAGACATTGAAAGTTGGTTATTAGAGAATGATGTGGATAGTATGACTTCTTCCGAAATTAGAGCGGCTATCAGAAAAGAATTAGGTATCGCTGTTACTACCTCGGAGATCACTAATAAAATAAAAGCACTTAACGAAGCGGGTATAATTGGAGAAGAACCTAAAAAGTCTATAACCCGAGACGTACAGGTTTTGTATGAGTACGACGTTAGAGAGGGTTACGGTGCTAAATTAATCAAAACAAGTAGGGGCTTCTGTAAAAAGCTAATCGGCAATGATAGGTTTTACACACGTCAGGACATACAACAAATGGGCGCTATATTTGGATACGATGTTTACAAACATTGTGGCGGTTGGTATCATAATCCAGATACAGACAAGAACGAAAGTCAATGCAGACACTATTGGAAAACAGTAAGAGCAATTAAAAAATCGAAATAATGGTAAGGATAATGTTTATCGGGGTTCAAGACCTCAAAGAAAACTCTGTGATTGAGGATAACGTAGATGAAAAGATACTGGCAATTTCGATCAAAGAATTTCAAGAACTAGAGATTAAAAAAATACTAGGACGGTCAGAATATGAGCGTCTTAGTGATGAACTTCTTAAAGTCGTAAATGAGGTTGGTTATGAGCTATCAGAGAGTGACGTTTTATTAATGGATGTAATTACGCCTGTTATGATTTACGGAGCGCTTACGTACTCTATAAGCCCGTTACATTACAAGCTATCTAATATGGGGGTAAAGAATGAAACGAATATTAATTCTTTGTCAACAGAGCAGGCTACCATAAGAGCAAATTATGCTTTTAAATTAGACGGGTTTAGGGCAGAACTAAAAGAATACATTTCTACCCCTTCCTGTTGCGCCTCTCCTGACGATACTACGTATAACATGACTGGTGTATCTCTTGATGATTATACGCCAGACAGAGAAGAGCGATATAGAGATTATTACTACGGTACACATAGAAGGAGGCGATAGATGAACATTAAGCAATATAGGGATGCTATTAAATTATTTTTTAGTCAGCACGTCCAAATAAATACCGTTAAATCTGGTAACCAGTTTGTGTTTAATGCTAAAAGCGATATAGTTTACAGAATTGCTCATGTTGAATATATCAGACAAAGGACTACCGATACCGAAAAATCTTATGACTTTATTATTACTGTTGCTGATATTTTTGACGTTAATCAACCTGACTCCGAAGAAGATATAATTTCAGACTGTAGTCAGATTTGTCAGGACGTTTTAGATTATTTTTCAAACCAAATAGGCGCGGTCTATACGGTTCGTGAAAATGTTAATATTGACCCGTGGAGCAATGGGCATAAAGATAGAGCAAGAGGCGCAATATTTACATTAACATTCACAGAAACAAGAACCGCAAACGATTGTGAAATTCCAATAAATATATAAATTATGGCAAGTTTTAAACCAACAATATTAAAAGCAATAAATGCTATCGAGGGTGGATGGGTGGATGATCCAGATGATAATGGGAAAGAGACCTTTCGGGGGTTCGCTCGTGCTTACAACTCTAAATCACCTGTATGGCCCGTAGTAGACGACATCAAAAAACGTAACCCTATTTTTACCGCTCAAGCTTATGCAGATAGGCCGCAGAACCTTAATAAACTTCTGTATGCCAATAAATTTATAAATGATATTATAGATCAGGTTTACGAGCGGGATTATTTTAATATTAATAGACTGGGAGAATTAAACGATCAGCAGTTGGCGGAAAACGTAGCCGATTGCGGGGTAAACTGTGGTACCGGAACCGCCGCCAGAATGTTGCAAAAATCGTACAACAATGCACACGGCAACCCTGTTATTGATGCTGACGGAAGAATAGGAAACAGTACGCTGTCTGCTGTTAATTCTCACGATCCAGTTAAAACCTATAACGCGTACAACGAACTACGTAAGGCTTATTACGATAACCTGATAGCTAAAAATTCGGTGTATAAAAAATATAAAAAATCTTGGTACAGCAGGATAAAACCCTACAAATCATAATATATTAATTATATGATGGGGGATAATATGTTAAAAGAAAAGTATAATATTTTTAAAGGCGTAGTAGGCCTTTTTGACTCTAAATTGAGTGCTTCCGTTATTGTTGTTTTAATACTAATGAATGTGTATCAGTTCGTTTCTAGGCAAAATAGCGACGCTAGGTTGTACGGCATGGTAATTGAAGAGGTGAGGAAAAGAGTACCGGAAGAAGTAAATAAAAAAGTGGCTCCAATCATTGCAAGTCAGGATAGCGTAGTTAGCAGTCAGCAAAAGGTGGCCGACGCTGTAGACACTTTTATAGTAGCGGGTAGTAAAACAATTGCTAGGATTAATAAGGTTGTTAACAAAAAATAAATAGTATGAAAAAATTAATATTCGTTTTTGCCGCATTATTATTATCTTCTTACGCAGGAAGCTCACAGCGTTTTGTAAAGCCGGAACCCGCGAAAGTTGTAGATGTCAAGCCGCATTTAGATGAAGCAGTTAGGATGCTAGAAAATTTAAACCGTTCAATAAAATAATATGAAAAAATTTATAATCTTATGTTCCGTCACGCTGCTTATGTCAGGGTGCGGAATATTCAAAACCAGAGAGGTAAATAAGAACAAAACCTCATTCTCTCAAGCGTCAGAATTACGACTAAAAGTAGATAGCACTGTCCAAAAAACAGACAAGACTATTATACTGGAAACTAGCAAGGCTGACAGCACGATTACTATTCCCGCTAAGTCTGTAGAAAAAACAACTTCATATAATTGGGATGGTCTTATAGAAGGCATGAAGGCCTTAGATAGTAACTCCGTGTCTGTTAGTGTAAAACTAGATACCATAAACAAAAAGATTACAGTAAGAGCCGACGTAGCGCCAAAGGATTATCATTTTAACGTAGACAATCGTAAGGAGACGTACACAGATAAAAAGGAAAATACTACAACTAACACAGATAGACAGAATAAAACGTCTACAGAGGCTAAGAATAAAGATACAGAGATAAAAACCAAACCGAAGGGCTTGTTCTGGTTTTGGGCTTCCATAGTTGCCGCCGTAATAGTCATAGCTACATTAATATACTTCCTAATAAAAAAGAAACCCCTAGCTTAGGGGTTTTCTATTTTAGATATTACCCTTATTTTGTCTTGCTTCTCATACTCTCTCTCTAGCAGGTAAGCAATTAAATCCATTCTAGACAACCCTACGCCACGTCTTTTGTGCAATACCTGTACTAGCTCGTCTAACATTGCTATTTCGGTTTCACTAGCTCTTAAATCTAATCTTTCGCCTCTTTTCTTATTGCCTTTTATTGGTGCGCCTCTCTTTACAAAATCTGCCATTTTTAGTGTTTTTATATTGTACGTACAAATATAATAATAAAATTTGTTTTTGCAAATAAATAAATAAAGTTTATCTTTGTTGATATGAGCGTACACAGATTTAAAACAAACAGGTGCCAAGGCATCAAGGATTACTATGAGGGGCTAAGGACTTCTATAGGACTTAAGACATACGAAATTGCAGAACGAGTAGGAGTTGATAAAGTAACAATGTGCTATTCTAGCTATAGACTTGATCACATGAAAATTGTTCATCTTAGTAGACTTGCTAAGGTATTCGGTTTAACCCTTTGCGAGCTTGTTACTAAGCTACAAGAATTAAGGAATGACGACTTGGAGTCTTAGGCCGTACCAGAAGAAGTTTAATAATAGGCTTGCCAAGACTATGATAGAAAACCTACGCGTTATCGCGTGCGCTCCTACTGGTTCCGGCAAATCTAAAATGATGGCTTCTATAGCGACTAAGGCTATATTACCACGCAGAGACGGACATACAAAGTCTGTACTGATCATTACTGAAGCAAAAAAGATTTACGATCAATTGGAACAGGAATTGCCGATAGTAAATATAAAAGCAGGGATTAAAGATGTGCATGTTGAGCGGGGTGTTGTTTACCTTGCTATGGCACAAACCCTATCTAGGCGGAAGCATATTATATCTAAATTTAAAAACCTTGGATATGATTTGATTGTAATGACTGACGAAGCGCATATTGGCACCTCTACAAAGTTGCTACTTAATTTTGTGGATTTTTGTTATATGATAGGGTGGACTGCAACCCCAGATTGGAAGGCTGCGAAACACTTACCGATTCTCTATAATGCGTGTGTACAAGCTTGCGATGTTGACGATTTAATACAAGACGGTTTTCTGTGTACATATAAACATTTTGCCAGAGACAAAGCGGAGTTGGATATACTGGAAATGAGGGGCGCGGATTTTTCGGAAGAGTCTCAAGAAAAAGCTTTTGGCACGGATCGGGTTTATGACGGGTTGATTGAAGACTTAAGTAATCGTGATTTTAAAAAGTGTATGGTTTTTTGCGCCTCAATAAAATCAGCAGAGCAAACTTATCAGCGGCTTATAGAGAATGGTTTTAAGGCGTGCCGATACCATTCTGGTAATGAAGACTTTCCGCTTAAAAATCCAGACTACGAACTTGCTAAATTCATGGAATTGAATTTGTGTAATATTTGCGTTAGTGTAGCTTCTCTGACTAAAGGTTTTGATTACCCGCCTACCGATCTGATATGTTTGCTTCGTAAAACAAATAGCCTCCCTCTGTATCTGCAAATGATGGGAAGGGCGAGCAGGCCTATTAAATATGAAGATTTAAGAAAGTGGATTTTCACAATGACAGAACCTAAAATATCTTTTACCGTTTTAGACTACGGTTCGCACTGGAAGACGCTAGGTTACTATTGGGATAACAGGGATTGGGAGACTATGTGGCTTCCGCCTTTAAACAAGAAGAAAAAGAAAGAAGGCGAAGGAGTAGCAAATGTTAAGATGTGTGAAAATTGTGACGAGCTTATACCTGCTCAATCACGTATGTGTCCTTGTTGCGGCTATGAATACCCGATTGTAGAAAAAGAACTTGAGCAAGGGGATTTACTAGAGGTAACCGCTCACTACACAGACCTTATAGGGATGGCTACAAGTGAGCTAAGCCCGCTACAGCTTTCGGTTTATGCTAAGATGAAAAACAAGAGGCCTCATGCCATAAGGATAGCTATGTATCAAGAGTTAAACGGACAGCCTAGTTTTATCAGGCAATTTGCCGGACACATGGGTTTTCAGAGAGACTGGATAGACGCAACAGAACGAGAAGCAAAAACAAGGGTAATAAAGAGTTTTAACGATGTAACTTTAAGATAATGACAAAGTATATTATCTATAAAATATATTGGCCTAGACGCGCTTATTACTACGGAAAAACAAAAGGATTCGGCAAGAGACGTAACAGACGCTTACGCGAAATGCAGGACGGAACACATCATAACAAAAACGTAATACAGGCATTTTTAAAATGGGGTATTCCTGTTATAAAAATAGTGGCTTACGCTAAATGCGATGAAACTTTATGTGTTCTTGAGCGGGAGTTTTTACAAGCTTCAGCGGGTAATAAAAAATGCTTAAACATTCAATTAAAATAATATGGAAAATATAGAACAATTAGCAAAGGAGTTTTTCAAGGAAAATGTATTGTACTGCGGAAAAGAGGGCGCAACAGTGGAATACCTAACTAATTTTCTTCAGTCAATGATTGACAGCGGTAAGATGGTTGAGGCTGAAAAATACGAGAGGATACACGATACAGCCTCTAAGCTTTACGAGTCAGGAATTGAAGTAGGTAGACTATTCCCTAAATCAAATCAGCAGGTCGGCGAGGTGAAAAGTGCAGAGGAATACATCATAGATATATATGGCGATAGAAACATGCTTAGAACTGTTGCTACTTTAAATGTACCTAGCATTCACACTTTAATGGAGGATTATGCAGACTACTGCAACCAATTCAAAACTACAGCTACACCAGTAAAGGATATTTCAGGTTATGATGTTGAAAAAATGTATAGTAAATGGCGCGAAGAAACAAAGCGTATTGGTAGTGTTTTAATAGGTAAAAGCCCTATTGAATTGCTTAAATGGTACCAATCACAATTAAACAAGTAATGGAAGAGCCTATAATTTTACAAGAACGTTCATTATCTGAACTACAAATACAAGCGGGGGCGTGGAAAAAAATTTGGAAAGACATACCAGAATTACGACGATGTTTTTATCATATTCCCAATGAATCTACTTATAACAACGGACAGCAAAAAAGTAGCGGCGTTATTGCGGGTATTCAAGATATGCACTTTCTATGTCGATCCGTATTATACCTCATTGAGTTGAAAGACGACAAAGGTAGACTAAGCAGAGCGCAAAAGGTTGTTCATTCCATGCACCACAGACAAGGGTTTAATACTTGGGTGTTTAGAACTGTGGAGGATCAGGTAGATTTTATTAAAGCTGTTTGGTATCAACAGGATATTAGACCTTGGGATAAATTCTTAAGTGAGGCCAACGACGGAACTAAATATGAATTATTTTTGGCTGAATGGCAAAAAAGTAAAAAAGATAGTAAAAAGTAAAAAATGTTTTACTACATTTGTTTCATTGAAAATCTAAACACAGAAAATTATGTTAAAAAAAATCTATAAGGCTTTAGCTTTAGTTGGCGGTTTGGTCTGGAAGTTATTCCTTCCTTTGGCTTTACTTGCGCATGCCTCTATGTACATCTATCATCACAAAAAAGACTTTAGTAGTCTTGATGGTGTTATAATAGTCTCTGCGTTTATGATCTCGGAGCTTTACATAAGACTTAAGAAAAATGACTAGAGCCGACTGGTACAAGAAACTACCGCAGCCTGCCAGATCACAGGCGCAAATTAACACATTAGATTACGATCCGATATTATTAAACCTGAAAGAAAGCACAATGCTAGGCGCTCTAGCGGGTGGTTTTGACTGGGATAACACGCCAGAGGGTTACGATTATTGGGATCAAATTGCATTCAGTTATGAGTAAATTTAAAATAGGAAACAAGGTTGTAGTTACAGTAACGCGTAGGCGTAGTTCTGGAAAGACAGGAAGGGTGAAACACTTAGGCGCTCTAATTTGGGTTAAGTTAGATAGCGGTCAGTGTTTTCCGTTCTGTGAGCATGAAATTGAACTCGTTACCATGGATGCCAGTCAGATAAAATTCAGCAAGTCCAGAACTAGAAAGCTTGATAAAAGAGTCGCTAGGTATCAGGCAGCAGTTAACCGTTTCCATGGTGGCCAATATTTGAGGGTTGAATTTGTCAATGAGTTGATTAAAGAAATGATCGATTTTCAAGACAGGTTTCACCCGCTTCAGTACTCTATTGGAAAGAGAAATAAAAATCATATTGTAGAATTATTATTGAAGGGAGGTATTAAAAATGTCACATTATAAAAGTCTATTTGACTATAAGCATTTAGGGTGTCAGGACTTGCCAAGGGATGCGAAAAACAAACCTATGGATATCATTGTAACAATGACTAAGCTAGAAAAAAGAGAAGTAGTCACTGAAGGGGGTAAGAAGGATATTCTTCCTGTAGCCGATCTAAAAGGCGCTCCTAAGCCAATGATTATGAATAAGACCAATCTTAAAACATTATCTGAATTGTTTGAAACGACGGAGTATGAGGATTTTGTCGGCAGAACATTCTCTATTGGTAAATCCATGGTTAAGGGGAAAGCAGGTAGTTTAGTCGAAGGACTTCGGGTTAGGCCTATAAAAGTTGAAAAGGTAAAAGCAGAAATGAACCCCTTACACCCGAAGTGGAACGGTGCCGTAAAAGCGCTTAAGGAAAACAATACCACGATTGAAGATATTGAGCGAAATTACTCATTGAGTCCAGAAAATAAATCATTAATATTATCATTATCATAATGGCAAAGAAAAAACCAACTACTACAGAAGAGCCGGAGATTGTAGCCGGAGCCGTTACAATTCTTCCTACAGAAGAAATGCCTACAGCGTTAGCAGAAGTAAAAAATCAGTACGGCCTTGCCTTGCCTGATGACTTGGTTAACAAGCATATACAAACCTATACACCCTACTTTAAACAGTTGGTAGATATGGAGACGGAGTTGAATGCTCTGCTTTTGATGGAACCAAATAAGGCAACGGCAAAAGTGGCTAAAGAATTACGCATGCGTTATGTTAAAGTTCGTACTGGATCGAAAGGCCAGAAAGACGAAGATAAGGCGGAGATATTAAAAGAAGAAAAATTTCTTGATGCAGCGCAAAAACCTTGGATATGATTTGATTGTAATGACTGACGAAGCGCATATTGGCACCTCTACAAAGTTGCTACTTAATTTTGTGGATTTTTGTTATATGATAGGGTGGACTGCAACCCCAGATT